TTCACAGTCAAATGCCTAAGTATCATGTTACACTAGAGAGTGGTAGAGATTTCATCATGAACTCTATCTACTCTGCATTCAATGCTGATGATGCACATGTTGTAGCTGAAGAAGCTATGGAAGAGGCTGCATTAATGGATGATTACTTATCTGACTTGAGGTATATTGATGGCTAAAAAGAAATACTTTCCCAATAACTGGCAAGCATATAAGGATTCACCTGATGCATTCTTCTTACCTCTTGAGTTTGATGAGTTTATGGATTGGAAAATCAATGGATGGGAGATACCTTCCTCTGTTGCTTGTATCATTCGTGAACAGAATATCAAGACAGGTAAAGTAACTGAGCATGTATATGCTAGACTTAGTAATGCAAACAAACGTGCTAATAAGATCATGAAAGAAGGCAAGTCTGAATTTCTTGTCTGTACTCATGATGATATTGGACACATCTACCCTAAACAATTAAGTAAAGAGGATTCCATCTATGACACATACAATACCGAAGCAGGAGCAGACTGGTTCGACGATAAACTTAGAGAAGAGAATGAACCATGAACGTACCATCCAAGATATATACACCTACGAGAAGCAAGCATTAGATCTCATTGATAAGAGATTTGAGAATAATAAAGATCATCCTAACTATAAAAAGCTTAAGGCTTTATTAATCGACCAAATTAATGATGAGCTTCATGATTACACCAACACCATCACAAATAGACGAGCAAGTTAAACTTGAACGTGAAGCAATTAACCAAGGACTTAAACGTTTACAAGATCAAACTATTAAGTTAGAAGATCAGAGTTATGCTTCTGCTACTGTATATGGTATTAGTAGTATTGATACGTTATTACCTTTAGTTATTGAACGTATAAATAAAACTAATAAGAAGATACATGAAGGACACTATGGACATTCCTTTAAGGATATTCATGTGTATTTAAATCTGATTGATTCACAGTCAGCGTCGGTTATTGCATGTAAACTTACTTTTGATAAGGTATTTTCTTATAAGCAAGGTGCTAATATAGCAGTTAATGTATGTTCTGCTATAGGTAAAGCAATAGAAGATGAATGTCAAATGCGTCATTATGAAGAGAATGCTCCTGGTTTATTAACTAAATTAAAAGAGAACTACTGGCATAAAGCATGTGGTACACAGCAAAAGTTAGTAGTAATAAGGACACTTATGAATCGTTATGATGTTAAAACCTGGACACCCTGGGTTAACAGTGTTCGTATTAAACTAGGTGGTTGGTTATTAGACTGCATCATGGAATCTAGTGGATGGTTCCATAAACAAACGATTAGAGAAGGTCGTAAGACTGTTGTCTACATCGTCCCTACTCCAGAGTTTATGGACATCAGAGATGACGTGATGGCTAATGCAGAATTATTTAGTCCCTTAGCTTGGCCAATGCTAGTCCCACCAAAGGATTGGAGCAATGAGAATCCAGGTGGATATCTACTAAATGAGGTGATGAAAGGTCATGATTTAGTACGTAGGGGCGAGGACGCACTTATACAGGGAGAGATACCATTAGCATTCCTTAACAAAATACAAAAGGTAGCTTACCGCTTGAATCCATTCACGGTGAGAGTAGCTGAAGTGTTACAGAAGCAACACATTAGCGTTGGTAAATTCCTCCCGATTATTGATTACGACTTACCACCAAAGCCAGTTGACATTGCAACTAATAAAGAAGCAAGGAAGGCTTACCGTAGAAATGCGGCTGAAGTAATGAATAAGAGAGCAGCAGAGTTCAAGAGATCCTGCCGCACAAGAATGACAATGGAAGCAGTTCAACGTTTTAAGAATCGTGAAAGGTTTTATAACCCTTGGTCTTTTGATTATCGTGGGAGAGCTTACCCAATTCCTGGCTTTCTTACAGTACAGGATACAGATTTTGGAAAATCGCTTATCGTCAGTGCTGACGAAGCTTATATCACAGAATCTGGTGAAAGATGGCTTGCCTTCCAAGTCGCAACGACATACGGTTTAGATAAATCAACTATGTCTGAACGATTGGACTGGGTTAACAATAATATACCGCTGATTACCAGAGTAGCTAATAATCCTATTGAGAATATTGGTGACTGGGAAGCAGCGGATGAACCGTGGCAATTTTTAGCTGCGTGTGAGGAGTACTATGCGGTAGTAACTAAACATATCAGACAACACACAAGGTTATTTGTAGCCACGGATGCAACATGCAGTGGACTTCAGATCCTCGCAGGATTAGCGAGAGACCGTAAGACAGCACAACTCGTCAATGTGTTGCCTTCTGAACGTCCACAAGACGCATATAAGGTAGTAGCTGAGTGTGCTAAACCTTATATACCACAAAAGCTACATTCTGTATGGGATAGAAAGTGTGTCAAACGCACCGTTATGACTATTCCATATAATGCAAAACCTTTCTCTAATCGCTCATATATACGTGATGCTTTAAAGGAGAAAGGTGTAGAGATTGAGAAAGAAGATTTAACATTCACAGTCAAGGCAGTTAGGGATGCTATGCATAAAATAGTACCTGGCCCTATGAATGTTATGAAATGGATTGAAACTGAGGTAGCTAAAGCTATTAAGCGTGGTGCTACTGAGTTAGAGTGGGTTACACCTTCAGGGTTCGTAGTAAAACAACGTATCATGAAGAAAGAAGTAACTAGACTTAAACTACAACTATTAGGTCGTTGTGACATTTCTGTTGCTAGCGATAAGAATGAAGCAGATTTATCTAGACATAAAGCTGCTACTGCACCTAATTTAATTCATTCCTTAGATGCATCATTACTGCATCTGAGTACTATTAGGTTTGATAAGCCTATAGCCTTGATCCATGACAGCGTTCTCACACGTTCTGTTGACATGGACGAATTATCTGCTATAATAAGGGAAACGTACATGCATTTATTTGCTGAACGTGATTACCTTACAGACTTTGCCTCACAGATAGGGGCAGAGACTAAACCACCGATTATAGGTGACTTAAAACCTGAATCGGTAATTGATTCAACTTATTTTTTCTGTTAAATGTTTTCATTATTTGATTACGCATTTGCACCAACAAGAATAGTCGTAGTTTCTGAAGAGAGATTACAGGCTGCTGAAAGAGAGGCAAAGCTACAAAGACTTAAGGAAGTAGATGAAAGACTAGCTTCACTTAGAGAGTACCGTCAATCATTAGCTAAGGAGTTAGCTCCAGCTAAAGAGGAGGTCAAGGAAGATGCCTAAGAATACACACGTTACTGACGTTGTTACATTGGAAGGATTTCAAGCTGTACTAGAACCTGGTAAGTTTGGTTATTCCTTATCGGCTGTTGTTGGTGATGAACTCATTAACGAGCTAGAAACTGAGAGGAGCGAAGTCCTTAAGTGGGCTGAATCCAAGCTCAAAAACCCTAAAAGAGCTACACTAAAACCAACACCCTGGGAAGAAGTAGCTAAAGGGAAACATAAAATTAAATTCTCCTGGGGAGAAGATAAAAGACCTCCTGTAGTTGATACAGAAGGCGCACCTGTTACAGATAGCAAAGTACCGCTTTATGGAGGATCTACTGTTAAACTTGGCTTTTACCAAAAACCTTATATTCTACGGGATGGGATTACCTACGGCAGTAGCCTTAAGTTACTTGGTGTTCAGGTTGTATCATTAAATTCTGATGCAGCTGGAGTATCATCTGATGATTTAAATGAATCACAGGTAGCTGACTTATTTGGTAAGACATCTGGATTTAAGGCAGGTGAAGCACCACCTACACCCGAAACTAATGTCGAAGACGAAGACTTCTGATCATATTGAATGGGCTCAACGAGCCTTCGATAAGTTAAAGAACAAGAAGGAACCTAAGTTCCGATCAAAACTGGAGGAGAAGGTAGCAACCCTCCTCCAACAACTAGGAGTATCATATGAGTATGAATCAGAGAAACTTTCTTATACTATTGAGCACACTTATACTCCCGATTTCGTATTACCTAATTATACCTATTTGGAAACAAAAGGATACTGGGACGCTGCCGATAGACGTAAAGTGCTTGCCGTCAAGCGTGATAACCCAGATGTAGATTTAAGGATGGTATTTCAATCACCTTATAATACAATCAGTAAGAAATCAAAAACAACATATGCCCAATGGTGTGACAAACATGAAATACCTTGGACAGCATATCATGAAATCCCATTAGATTGGTTGATATAATGTTAGACAAAGGCGAATTTGTAAGACATGAGCCTTGCAGTAATTGTGGGTCATCAGATGCAAATAGTTTGTATTCTAATGGCTCATACTTCTGTTATTCATGTAGAACTTACACACCCGCAGAGGGTATAAATCTTAATTCACAGTCAAAAAGGAAAATGAATGTCCAACTCACAGGATACGCCCAAGAACTTAGAAAGCGAAAGCTCTCTGTCGGTACTTGCGAGAAGTTTAGAATTTACAGAGACGGAGACACTCTACGCTTCCCATATCATACAAGCGATGGAGCTCTTGTCGGGATCAAAGTAAAAACAAAAAGAAAGGAGTTTACATATGAAGGAATTTCCACTGATACCTTATTCGGTCAGCATTTGTTTCCTAACACTGGTAAACGTATTGTTGTTACTGAAGGTGAACTAGATGCTGCGAGCTGTTATGAGGCAATGTCCGGTTGGCCGATGGTTTCTTTACCGCATGGTGCTGCCAGCGCAAAGAAAGATATCCAGAAACA